GTAGTACACCCTATGGTTTTTGGGAGGTGCAGGTTCGATTCCTGCTGAAGGCTGTAAGAAAGGAATTAAAAAATGAAAAAGGAAGATTTAGATAAACGAATTTGTGATGTAGAACCTAATTCAACTAATACACAAACATACCGTGAGTATATTGATTGGGGATATAGATTTCTTGAAATTGGAGACTTTGTTAATGAATCAAATGAAAAAACTCTTTACGAAAGAACAGCAGACCTTGATGTAAAAACAGATAAAGATTTAACAGATATTATTGAAGAATTGGATTGGTTATTAGAAAAATGAAAAAAGAAGATGTTGTTTGGCATGAAGACGATGAATATGTCGTTATGGAAGATGAAGGATGGAAACTAATTTGTGTTATGAATCATTTTAGAGGAAGATTCCATTATGAAGTAAAAACTCCAGATAATTATTATCTTGATTATACAAATACAGATATATACGAAATAATTGATTTTCTTAATAAGATAAAAGATGAGGGAACTAATAAATGACTTATGAAAAATTTTGTTTAATGTTAGTGACAAGGGATAATAGATATTTAGATAGAACTAATCATACACTTGATAATCATTTTTTTGATTCAGACCCTAAACAAATGTGGAGAAATATGGAACATAGTCAATTAGAACTTCTGGGAATTAGTTTTAGTCCTCCATATTGGAAATATGATAAGGATGATGTGGCCTTAATTTTTAAAGATTGGAATTATGATGAGATTTATTGGGTTCACTTTACTCGCTATGCTTGGGAAAAGTCACTTATTAAATGTTTTGGTGAAGAAAAAGGCAACGAAACTATTAAACAAATGTATAGTTGGTTTAAGGAAGGAGATACATATGATTAATAAAAATAAGAAACCAATGGATTACAGAGTAGGAGATAGGGTGCTTGTTCTTACTGGAGATTATAAAAATAAGGTAGGAACAGTACAAGGACATTATGGGGATAATCTTATAGTAAGTTTTGAAAAAGAAACAAATTATAGTCCTATTCATTATGCTGAAGTCGTTAAATGGTTTGAAAAGGTTTAAAGGAATTAAAAATGAAAAAATTAAATATTGGCACTTGACAAATGATTGTTAATGTGTTAATATTAATAATGTCAGATGAAACAAAACATTTGACAATTATATGCTCCCGTAGCCCAACGGCAGTAGGCAAAGGACTTAAAATCCTTTCAGTATGGGTTCGAATCCCATCGGGAGTACTAAACTTTTATTTATCACATGATAAAAAGAAGTTTGTACAGATTATACAAACAAGTTTAAAAAACAAATTAAAAAACGAAAGGAATAACTAAATGGCAGACACACAGATTCTAACACGTAAATTTCAGATTTTCCCAGTAGGAGATAACGATGAAATTAATAGGGCTTATCAGTACATTAGAGATTGTCAATATGTACAGAATAAAGCTTATAACATTCTTATCAGTAATGTTTATTCTGCTATTATTTCTGGTAAATCAAGAGAAGAAATTGATTTGATTTATAAGAAAGGTGGCAGAAAACCTAAAGAGGATAATCCAGATTATAGTCTTTATAATTATAATGATTTTAAAGTACCTGTAGGATTACCAATAATAGGGGGACTTCCTCAAACAGTAAAAAGTGATTTGAAAATTGCCCAAAAAGCAGGATTATTTAAAGGTAATTCAGCTTTACCTAATAAAAGAAGAACTGCTAGTTTAAATGTCCAACCAATTTATATTAGATTAAGAGATATAAATTTACGTAATCCTAAAATAAATTCAAAAACAGGTATTTATCACACATATAGTTCTTACAATAATTTTTTAGATAATTTATATTCTAAAAGAGAATTAGATGTTTATCTTGCATTTGCAAATAATATTACTTTTAAATTTGTATTAGGAAATCCTCACAAATCTTATCAAGATAGAAATATTTTACAACATATTTTTGAAGAAGATTATTTAGTCAAAGGAAGTTCAATTTGTTTTGATAAAACTAATAAAAAGATTATGTTGAATTTAAGTATGGAAATTCCTAAAACAAAAATTGAATTAAAAGAAGATGTTGTAGTTGGAGTAGATATTGGATTAGCTATTCCTGCCGTTTGTGGATTAAATACTAATTCATATGCAAGAGAATCTATTGGTTCTAAGGATGATTTTTTACGAGTTAGAACACAAATTTCTAATGAATATAAAAGGGTTCAAAAAGGTATAAAAATGAATAAAGGTGGTCATGGACGTAAGAAAAAGATGAAAGCTTTAGATAGATTTACATTAAAAGAAAAAAACTTCGTTCAGACTTATAACCACATGGTTAGTAAAAGGGTCGTAGATTTTGCCATTAAAAATCATGCAAAATATATTAACTTAGAAAATCTTGAGGGTTATGATGCTAGTAAATTTATTTTAAGAAATTGGTCTTTTTATCAGCTTCAGCAGTATATCAAATATAAGGCTGAAAAATATGGAATAGAGACAAGAATGATTAATCCTTATCATACATCCCAAATTTGTTCCTGTTGTGGTCATTGGGAAGAGGGTCAAAGAATTGACCAAGCTACTTTTATTTGTAAAAACCCTAAATGTAAAAATTTTGGAATAAAAATAAATGCTGATTTTAATGCTTCAAGAAATATAGCATTATCTACAAATTTTATATCTGCCGATTCTGTCGAATAAAATCGGCAGATATAAATAAATTATATAGAAATATATACGGCTTGCTTTGAAGCCGAAGAGTGAGGTTGTTTTATAAAGAATTATATTAAATATTTATTAATATTTAATATAAATTAAATAGCACTCACTAAAAACCTTATAAAATAATAGAATTACTGGTGAATGACACTACGGTTTTATAATAAGAACACTAAAATGTTAAAAATAACACTAATGCTTATAATATTCATTTGCGGTTCGTAATGACACTAAAGGTTTAAAATATGTAGGCATTTCACGAACACTAAAGATTTAGAATTACCATATGAGTGACACTAAAGAGTTATAATACTGATAAAAAGCTTGCGAATGAGAAAATATCTGTCAATTAATGTTCATGATGTTTTCTTCTCGTGACTTGTTCGGGCAGCTCTTTTTAGAACTTTAGTGTTTGTTTGCTCGGCTTTATAAAACTTTAGTGTGCCTAAGAGGGAAGATTATTATAAAACTATAGTGTTATTCACCAATTACAAAATATAAAATAGTTTAACTTGAGGATTTGTAACCTATTAAATTTATAGGGTTACAAAAGGCTCTCCATATTGAAGCGTAGTTATACAGGGATTTGTAACTCATTAAATTTATAGGGTTACAAAGGGTCACGTCTTCTACTTGCCTATCAGCCTTGAATTTGTAACTTATTAAATTTATAGGGTTACAAAGGTAATGTGGTTGTGGTTAAGTTCTTTCTTGAGATTTGTAACTCATTAAAATTATAGGGTTACAAAGGACGACTCACCCCCACAGGAAATATTTGTGTGATTTGTAACTTATTAAAATTATAAGGTTACAAAGTATCGCATCGTACTCTTTCAATTAGCGGATAAGATTTATAACTTATTAGAATTATAAGATTACAAAAAATAAGCAGACAGTAAATATAAAAAATATATTTATATAAATAGGATAAAAATGTTAGATATAAACAAATTATATAATATTAATTGCTTTGAAGGCTTTAAATATTTAGAAGATAATTCTGTTGATGTGTCATTTACATCTCCTCCATATAATAGGAAACGAAACGATAAATATGAATTTTATGATGATACATTAACAGATTATTATTCCTTTATATGTGGCTTTACAGATGAATTATTGAGAGTTACAAAGGGATTATGTTTTATAAATATTCAAAAGAATTATTATAATAAAGTTGATGTATTTAGATATATAGGTAAATACGCAGATAAAATTAAAGAGATTATTATTTGGGAAAAAACAAATCCAATGCCCGCAAATGGTTTAAATATTACTAATTCATATGAATTTATTTTTGTTCTAGGTAATGAATCTTTAAAAAGTAACAAAACTTATACTAAAAATATTATCACTACTTCTGTTAATCCAGAAACTTTTAAGGAACATAAAGCTGTAATGCATAGAGAAGTAAGTGATTATATTATTAAAACTTTTACTAAAGAATCAGATATAGTTTTAGACCCATTTTTTGGTTTAGGAACTACTGGTTTATCTTGTATTAAATATAATCGTAATTATATTGGATTTGAGATAAACGAAAAATATTGTCAAATGGCAAAAGAAAGAATTAATAAAACAAAAACAAATTAAAACACTTCAATACTAAGGAAAGGAGGTTAACTATGAGGTGGAATGTAAATATTGTGAATCAACGATTGATAAATCATCTAATAATCCAAAAATATGGTGGGATGAATCTGGTACAGAAAGCGTCAAGTTAATGGAATGTCCTTTCTGTGGAAAAATACAAGTAATTAAATATGAGCCTTGTTGTAATTTAAATTACGATGAAAGGTATTATAAATAAATGAGAAAGTAGGAATTATAAATTATGAAATTATTAGACCCCCCATTTAGAGGTTGGTGTGAGTGTAAATGTGTCCCATATGAATATGAAACATGGGCAACAAATAAAACAATTAATGATTTGAGAACAGTAACACAAACATGGGCAACAAATAAAACAATTAATGATTTGGGAACAGTAACACATGATGTTACAACCACTACAGGTATAAATACCATTACTACAGATACCATTACAATTAATGCATCAGACATTTTGCATTCTTCATATACTATAGACAAAAATTATAATACCAAACCTATTATTGAAAATTTAAATAAAGAAAGCGAGGATAATAACATGCCAAAGAAGGAAAAGCCCCTTAGAATGTTTTACAATGTTGATGTCGGATTTTATAAAGTAATTAAATATGGAACTACTACCAGTGCTTCTGTGATTATTATGCCAGAATTTGATATTGTTAGATGTATTTATGATAAAGCTGAAAAAATTATTGGAGTAGAAATTAGTTTTGCAGATGGAACAAAAGAAAAAGCAATTTGTTCACCCAATGATAATTTTAATCTAGAGCATGGTATTACGATTTGTCTCTTTAAAAAGATTATTACCTATTGTAATAATATTCACCCTACAAATCTCTTCGCTAATCATGAAACGGGTATTTATAATAAGCTTGTAAACCATGCTATTAAAGTGATGGAGAGACGTATTAAGGCTGAAGAAGAAACTAAGAAGAAGGAAGCTGAAAATAAGGCTAAAGAACAGCATTTTATTGAAAAGAAGCGTAGAGCAAAGGCTAGAAGAGCAAAGAAAGAATCTGAGCAGAGAATTAGTGAAATGGCAGAAGCTATTCGTAGAAGCGGTATTGGTACAAATATGAATGCTCTTATGGATGATTGTAAATAAAGCTTGACAAAAGCTTTTATAAATATTATAATACATATATAAATTAAATAATACAAAGGAGAAACATTATGGCAACTGTAATTAGTACAAAAACAAATTTAAGGCAAGCAAACAGTAAAATTGTTGCTACAGGCTATGTAGCAGAAAAGGATTTGAAGGTCGAAAAGGATGAAAACGGTGTAGATAGAATCGTTGGTTATGTAGTTCTCAAGACTTCAGATACTAATTCTGTAAGATTCGGTATTAGAGCATCTTCTAAGACTAAGGCAGGTGCAGATTCCAAGACATACCCCGGCATTCAGACTATTATGGAAGAATATAAGTCTATTGCAGAAAATGGTATGGAAAATGCTGACTTTGTAACTGTATCTGGTGGTACTCTTAATCCTTATAGAAGTGCAAATTCTGGTAATGAAATTATTGCTTTTCAGACTAATTTTATGAGTCGTGAAAAGGATAAAGATAGAGAAATGTCTGCTACAATGGATATTGAACTTTTTATTTCTGGCTTTGTTCCAGAAACTAGAAGAGTTGGAGATGAAGTAGAAGAGACTGGCAGACTTATTGTAAAGGGATGGTTTCCTACTTTTAATGGTATTGAGCCTGTAGAACTCATTGCAGATGAAGAACTTGCAGGTGCTATTGAAAATGCGCTTGAAGTCGGTCAGACTGTAACTTTCTATACAAATATTATTAATGAAAGACATGAAGAGGTAAGAGAAATTCCTGTTCTGATTGGTAAGCCTAAGATTGAGAAGAGAGTTACTTATAAGAATGAACTTATCATTACAGGTTGTTCTGAGCCTTATGAGAATAAAGAAGACGGAGATGAGGGCGAATTTGGCACTAACGGTCTTCCGTGGGCTTATGATGCTAATGTAATTAAGAAGGCTGTACAGGAGAGAGAAAATCAGATTGAAGCTGATAAGGCCAACAAGACTGGTGGTTCTAACTTTAAGAGCAATTCTAAGCCTTCTGGTGCAAAGCACAATGGTAGAACACTTGGATGGTAATTAATTTAAACCTAAATATTAGCTAATATAAATTAAATATATAATGTAGGGCATCAGAAATGGTGTCCTACCTTTATCTAAATAGGAGATAATAATGAGTTTAAATAATAATTTTACAGACAAGGCTAAAGAAATAGTCGTTAATTATTATAATGAACAACATAGTTATGCAAAAATAACAAATGACAATGTTTTTATTGTTTGGTTTTGTAAAACTCTTCAAAACTGGAAAGCTTTAGTAGGTATTACTATTCTAGTAGGAAAATGTTATGAATATTGTGAAGTAACATATAATGGGGATAAACATGAAGCCTATTTAGACGTTTATCAAAAATTAGATAATATTCGTATTTCAGATTTTGAATGGTAAATAAATTATAAACAAAATAAGAATTAAATAACAATAAGGAGAAACAATTATGGCAGTAACAGTTGATATTTTTAATCCACAAGAAACAGTAGTAGCAAAGGGCCTTGAAGGAAAAAGCTTTTTAATTTACGGTTCAAACTCGGTAGGCAAGACGGCACAGTGTGTAAGAATGTCTAAGCCTTTCGTAATTGCAACTGAATCTGGTCTTAATGCTACAGTAGGTGTTAAGTATATTCGTGTCCAGTCTTGGGCAGATTTCAAGAAGATTGTAAAGCAGTTTACAAGTAAGTCCACTGTTGAAAAAGCAAGACAGATGTATGATACAATCATCATTGATGAACTTTATGCAACTGCTCTTCTTTGTCAAGATTACATTCAGACAGTAGTTGGTGGTGGTGCTTTAACGCTTGGAGATACGGTTGAAGGTGGTAAAGTAAATTTATATCAGGCCTATGAGAAGGAGTTTTTTAAGACAATTAATACACTTCTTTCTTGTGATTATACAGTAGTATTTATTGGTCACGAACAGGAAAAGGATGGTAAGGCTGTTCCCAAGGGTGATAAGCGTTCTGTAGACCCTGTAAGAGACTTTGTTGATTATGTTATTTATGTTAAGTCTAATGGAGTTGATGAAGATGGTAAGGTAATTCCTTCCTCTGCTTATCTTGCAGAAACTAATGAATATTTTGCACGTTCTAGATTTGATACAACTCCTACTTATCTTCCTGTTTGGACAGCAGAAGCACTTGAAGAAGCTGTTAATATTGGTGTACAGGGTCTTGTAGATAGAACTGGTGTTGATGCAGTATCTTATGATGTTCAGAAGGAAATGAATACTACTGAAACTTATGATTTTGATGAAGTAATGGATAAACTTATGGCAATTGGTCAGAGATTTGCTGATGCAGATAAGATGGAAGAACTTACAGATATTGTTGAAGCTACTCTTGGTGTAGGACGTAAAGTTTCTCAGTGTACAAAGAAACAGCTTGATGCACTTGTAATTATTCTTGATGACCTTACTGATAAGGCTAAGGAATTGGGGATTTGATTTATTTAAAATAAAATAAAATTTATATATATCCGCAGATTTTTTCTGCGGATATATATAAAGGGAGATTATATGGATTGTAGTTATCTTTTTAGAGACAAAATTCCACAAGTATGTGGAGTAGATACAATAGATATTAAAGCAAAAAAAGAATTATCAGATTTTGCAACAGTTGATTTTTTTAAAATTAAGCCATGTCCCTTTTGTGGTAAAAACCCATATACTCATTTAATTGAAATTAATGATTATAATAATGTTCCCAGATTACATGCTGAAATAGAATGTTTAGAATGTAAGATAATGAAAGAAGTTATAATTGAAAGAAAAGAAGCAACTTTTATAAATGTATTAAATACAATAAAACAAGTAGTTGAAAAATGGAATACAAGAAGTAATTAATAGAGGTAAATCATGAAAAAACTTACTCCAGAAATTGCATTAGAAAAACATTATGAATTATGGAATGCAATTAAAAAAGCAGAACAAGAGAATAAAATAAATGAATATGATTTATTTACTAATCCAGAATATTATTATTTTAGAGATGATTTCAAAAAGGAATGGTGTAAGCAAAAAGGAGAGAATCCTTTAAATAATTGTTATTTATGTGAATATGCTAATCAGCGTGCAAAAGAAGCAAAAGAAGATTATGCTATTGCAATTTCCTTTAATAACAATAATTATGCCGTATTAAGTAATGATACATGTCAACATTGTCTTCTTAAATGGAAGGGTGAATCTTTTTGCGAACAACGTAAATCTAAAGAAGGAACAGATTGGAGATACAGTCCCATTGATGAAATTCTTTCCTTACCAGTTAACGAAGAAGAGATTAAAAAATATCATGCAGAAAACACTTGACATGAATAAATTATAATGCTATAATAAAGATACTTCAAAGGAAGAAAGACAACAGCATACAGCTTTTATCTTTCTTCCTTTATTTTTTAAGAGGATAAGTATGGGAGAAAAGAAACATAAGAAAATTAAAATAACACCAAAAGAATGGATTGATTATCAAAATTTAAAAATGGAAAGAGAACAAAGACTTCTTAATAATAATTACCAATTAGCTTTAGAACAGCAGATGCAACAAATATCACGTACTAATACTTTCACTTTTACTAATCAAAAATTCGCTTATTTACCGAAAGTATGTCAAAGCTGTAGGGGAATTCTTTGGTTAGAAAATTATATAATTGAACAGGTTTACGATAGAGATATTTTACACAGTTATATAAGTCATATGGGTTATTATGGTCGTATTATGAAGAGTCATAAAAAAATATACTGTTATGATTGTTGGTCAGCAAAAAATAATATTTAATAAATAATTAAAAGGAGATTTAAATGGGAACTAGAAGTACGATTACATTCTGTGGGAAAGTAGGTAATAAAATTGTTCCTTTTGTAAGTATCTATCAGCAATATGATGGATATTTAGATGGAGTAGGAACAGAATTATGTGAATGGCTTATGGATAAAATTATGGTTAATGGTATTAGTGATAGAGATAATAGAAATATTGCTAATGGTATTGGTTGTTTAGCGGCACAATATATTAGGGACAATAAACATGAAGTAGGAGGACTATATATTTATCCAATAGGAAATACACATAGAAATTGTGATTATAATTATCAAGTAATTATTGATGAAGAAGCCGTAGATACTTTTGAAGGTAGAAAGTTAGAAGATATAACAACTATTTTTATTGATAATTGGGGAAAAGAACCATTCTTTATAGGTACTATTTCACAGTTTTTTGATTATTTGGATAAAAATAAAGAGGAGATTTAAAAATGACACCTATTATTAATCCGTGGACTATTTATTTTATTTCAAGATTGGATGAAATTAAAGATTTAATTGATTTCGCATCTTTTATTATTATTGTTTGTATAGCAGGAATTGTTATTGTACAACTTCTTATAAATGACACAAGTGAAGAATGGATTGAACATATAAAAAAAAGTTGTGCTAAAAAATTATGTGTTATATTAATTTGTATATTTGTTATTGATTCTTTTATTCCAGATACTCATACAGGAATTATGATTCTTACTGCTCACTATGCAACTGAAGAAAATATTAACAAAGGTATGGAATTTATTGAGAAGACTACAGACCATATTATTAATAAAGTAAAGGAATTAGAAGATAATTAAATTAAAGGAATATAAATATGACAATTATTATAATAAAGGAGTTAATATTATGTTCGGATATGAACAAGAACCTATAAAAAATTGTCCTTTTTGTGGTGGTAAAGCCCATCTTTATAATAATGCTTTTCATGTTATTATTCATACATATGCTTATGTAAAATGCAGTAAATGTGGTGTTAGAACCAAACAATATAAAGGTGACAATTGGGAAGATACTAATTGGTTAGCAATTGAAAGTTGGAATAGGAGAGTAAATAATAATTAAATATCATAAAAGATATATTTATAAATAAAGAGGAACTATAATGAGTCAAAGGAATATTAGTGACCGTCAGATAGCGGATATGGTTATGAAGATTGTTGGAGAAATCGAACCAACAGGAGATGCAAATGAAGATGAAAAGCGTTTTATGTCTTTGTTAAAATTAGAAAATACTGTAGACCTTCTTCTGGAAGAAATATATCATATTCTTCCGTATCAAGATAAGTTTGCTAGTTCAATGTGGAAAATAGGAAACGAAAGTTGGGTATGGTTGGATGAAAAACGACAATGGCTTAATGACAATATACTTTAAAAAAGGAGAACAAATAATGGATAATAATATAAATCTTAAATGGATTCCTGTTACAGAAGATATGCCTAAAGAACATGATTCGTTTTTTAAGAAATGGCATAATACATCTAAATGGACAAAGGCTATGTGGGCAACACAGTCTGACGATGTATTGGTGACTGTAGAATTTAATGATGGAACAAGAATATCTGAAGTATCTAGAACTCGTGATGGTATTTGGGAATGTGAAAGAGAAGACCGTCTGATAGAAAGAAAAGTTGTGGCATGGATGCCTATGCCTGTTGAATATTGGGGAGATAAAGAGGAGTAAATAAATGGTATCAATAACATGCCCATGCATTGAATGTAAGTATAATGGTAAAGGACATAAATGCACAGCAAAAGCAATTAATCTTACATATCGTAATATGGCTACAGTAAATGAGGGTAGAGTAGATATGTGGATTTGTGACAAATATGAATTATCTGAATCTGCAAAACAGATTGATAAATTATTTGAAGAATTTTTACAAAGGAAAGATAAAGTAAATGGACAGAACTGAAATAATTAAAGTAATCGAAGTTTTAACAAAAATGCTTGAGTGTGAAGATGCTAATTCTTGTATTTGTGATTGTTCTAAATGTAATTTATACACAAGGGCTGTTGACAGAAGTAATGCACTCATTATGGCGATTGGAGCATTGGAACAGTCAAAAGCATATACTAAAGCTGATTATATTATGGCACTACACAAGGAATACGGATGTACGCTTACAAGAGCCGAAGAAGCACATGATAAGGCACTTGAGTATCTGCGGAACAAGGCGATAATAAAGGGGTGACACAGATGAATAAACGTGAAATCATTGAAAGACTGAAAAATATTGCAGGATACGCAGTACACACTGTTGATGAAGAACCGTTCGTTATGAGCCTTGATGATGGCATAGCGGTTCATGAAGCAATCGAATTATTGGAAAAGCCAGAATCGTTTATAGACCATGAACAAGCAATAGATTATCTACACAAAACTGGGTGGTTGCAGAATCATGATAGAATTTTGACTGAAAGTAAGGTTCCTTTGAAAGGCACATGGAAAGACTTTACGGACGAGGGATACGTTGAATGCCCCTTTTGCAAGAGCGCAACCAACTGTGGAAGCAAGGAAGAAATAGACGATTTACATTTTTGCTTCTCATGCGGAGCAATGTTAAAAAGAGGAGAACGGGATGAGTGATAAGGATACTATATATAGGCAAGATGCTATTGATGCGGTAAAGGATAGATATTACAAATATGGCAGATTCGCAAAAAAGGAAGAGCTTGTATGGAGTATTGAGAAGTTGCCATCCGCACAATCAGAAATCATTCATTGTAAGGATTGTAAATATGCTTATATGACCGCAGATGGTGAATGTAAATATTGTGACATATGGTTTCCAGACGAAAAACTTTACATGTCTGGTGACTATTTCTGCGGAAGTGCAGAGAGGAGAGTGAAACAGAATGAGACTGATTGACGCAGATACACTTTGCGAAGATTTGATTGAAAGGTGGGACTTGGCGGACAAACGAAAAGAAAAACTGATTCGGGCTGTGATGGCTGATATTGTAACACCTATTGTTGTATTACAACCAACCATCGAACAGTCACGGTGGATTCCATGTAGTGAAAGACTGCCAGAACTAGAGGAAAAGGAATATTGGGTCTGTACGGATGGTGGCTATCAATGTCAATGCAGGTGGACGAACATAAGTCACTTTTGGACTAATTTAACTACCGATTGGCATTGGCATATAGGGGATGTTCCACAATATTCAAAGGTCGTTGCATGGATGCCATTACCAAAGCCATGGAGAGAAAAAGAAGATGAACAGAATGAATAATGAAAAGGCATTACAAGCATGGGAGAAAATGCGAAATGAAATAGATTCTGAAAATTGGCTATTTATAGGAACAATAAATCCAGAAATGGTTGACTGTGCGATTGAAGCACTTGAGGTGGTAATAAAGGAAGAGGAAAGAAAACAGAATGGGTGAGGATTTGATTCTAAGAGAAGAAGAACCTAGACAGGACTGTATGACTTGTAAGTTTGAATACGTGGAGAGTGACAGATACCCTTGCTGTGGGTGCGGTATCCGCTGTCATTATTCACCAGATTATCAGAGAGGTGAAAGAGAATGACTGATTTAGTAAAACGTGAGAATGAAGCCAGGGACACTGTGGAAAGGAGGACAATATGAGACCCATTGATGCAGATGCTCTTACAGATTATTTAAAATGCTTGTTTCCAGACAGAGGTATGTGGGAGATAGAAGGCGACCCAGTAAAAAATGCTATATGTGAGACGGTTGTAGAAGCAATGGAAATGGTAAAAAATATGGAAACTATTAACCCAGAAATGAAATGTTCGAAAATTCCGAACAATTGGATTCCCGTAAACGAAAGGTTGCCAAAAGAATCTGGAGTATATTATGTCACTGAAAAAGTATATGCTGTCATGGATGAAAAAAGACAAGGAAAGTACAAACTTGTGACTGACTCCGCAACATACGATACCAACAAGAAACAGTGGTTAAAAGCGAAATTCCTTGAAGTTGTTGCATGGATGGAAAGGACACCGTGGAAAGGAGAAACAAAATGAATGAATCGAAACTCCATGAAGATTTCAACGATGAAGATTTGTTCAGAGAGGTGTTTAACAAAGGCTACGATGCAGGTTACAAGGAAGGATATGAACGTGGCAAGGCTGATGCGTCTATATCCGCAAGAAAGTTGGCAAGGAGACTTATGGAAAAGTTTGATGATGTACTGGGCGTTGCTGATGTACTTGAGGAACTTGAAGTACTAGAAGCTGTTGCAAAGGGAGAGTGACCATGAAGTACATGAATGTGTGGAAAAAATACCTTCGAACACACATCTTTAAAAATTTTTGGACATGGGAAAAAGTGATAAGAGGTGTGGATTCTCATGAGTCTAATTGGTAGGAAAGAGAGAATAAAATAATATGGCAATTAGTGAAACAAAAAAGAAAATTGTAATTGATAATTACTTTAAAGAAAAATGTACTATTGATACTTCTATTAAAGAAGCTTTTACTATGGGCTTTGAAATTGGTTTAGAAAAAGGTGCAGGACTTAAAGCGGAAACTGTAGAACAGCTTTCGTGGATTCCTGTTTCGAAAGATTTACCCATGGAAGAAGAATTAGTCGAAGTTACAATTTATGAAGATTATAATGGCTTATTGTGGAAATATACTACAGTTGGACGATATTATAAAGATTTAGAAGTATGGATAATTGACAATGAAATTCATCGTTCTGATGTAATTGCATGGAAATCACTTTCAAAAGCGTATGAAGGGGAATAACATGAAGAGATTAATTACAATTTTACTTATTGTATTAATGTTAACTGGGTGCGGAACATCCGCAGATAATACCTTTAAAAACGGGAGCAAGGAGTCTGTGGATGCAAGCAGATTTGTGACAGTTGAGGATACGTGGTCTTGGATAATTGTGGTAGACCGTGAAACAGGGGTTATGTATGCTGTATCCCAAGGGTGCTATAATATGGGTACATTTACACTCCTTGTAGACCGAGATGGTAAACCTTTGATATGGGAAGAATGGACTGAGACTCATTGATTAAATAAGGAGGAAATGATGAAAGTTAAATTTTATCCAGACGAAATTTGTAGCGATATTATTGAAGTGCCAGATGATATTTCGGAAGATGAACTCTATGACATGGCTTGTAACTGGGTTGCGGATAATGTATCTGGGTTCTTTATAAAAGTAAATAAATATGGACGAGAGATTTTTGAGGATGACGAACTTTGGGAAGATGAATAATATAATATGTAATAAAGTATTTTAGACTATTTTTTATAATTGAGGGGTAAAAAACGATGTTTAAAATCATGATAATTACAATTTGTTTTATTTTTACTATTATGCTTCTTATTTTATTCAAACAAAATAAAATAGACGAAAAAGATTGGTGGGTTTAACTTGACATAAACAAATTAAATGGATATAATAAACATATAGAAAATATATGAAAGGATAATTAATTATGGCAACAGTAGAAGCAAAATGGAGTGGCAAATGGCCCTGTTTTTGTCATGGTGAATGGACTTTAATAGTTGATGAGATTAATGTATCTGATAAAATTCCAGAAGAATTAAGGGATAGTTCCATGAATACATATGGGAACTATAAACGTTGGAGATTCACAAAAAATTGGGATGTAAAATGGTCTTCTTATAATAGTGGTTTAGAATGTGATGAATGGATTGAAGAAAATTCAGAATGGCTAAAAACTATTACCACAGATGAGAAAGTAATGGAACAGATTTATTATGCTATTAATGCAAAAGATTTCAGAGCGGGTTCTTGTGGAGGTTGTATCTGATGGAAAGTAGAAATTGTCCTAATTGCGGTGCGCCTAATGACCCACATTTAAATAAGTGTCCTTATTGTGGTACATCATATTTTGATTTTACTTCAATTGATATTGCAGATGGTAAGCCTATGTTTTTAAAAATAAAAGTCGGAGATAGAATAATAACTCAATTAGTTTATCCAGACCCAGATATTTCAATAGAATGTAATGTTGAATCACGGGATGCAATAGCTCATGATGGGACATTTCTTACAAGAGTGTATACTAATGTCTCTTGTACTACAGATATTAAATTTCATTCTATCCCAGATGAGCGTAATCATATTTATACAATTGAAGAAGGAGAACGTAAATGGGTGCAGGTAGGCCAAGGAAATGTATGATATGTGGAGAATCTATTATTGGTGAGGAGGGTATGCCTTATAAGGATAATAGATTTGTCCACTCTAAATGTTTCCAATCTGAGATTAAAACTATAGCTACAGAAAAACAAAAACAATTAGAAACAAAACCCAAAAGGGGCAGAAAAGCAAAACCGAAGATTGAATTAAAAGATGCTTTAACTGAAGAAGAATTTAATGATAAAAAAGCATATTTTGAATATGTTAGACAGTTAATGAACGAACCTTCAAATGAAGCACTTGATACAAAAATATATGCGATTTCTAATACTATAAATGAGAAATATGGCATTCCGTGGAAGTGGATGTACCTTACTCTTGTTTATATGAATGAGATAATCGAATATGATTTTGATACTGAAAAAGGTGTTGCGGGTCTTATTCCTTATTATTATGGAAAAGCCAAGCAGTATTATACCGAACTTGAGAAGATAGAAAAAAATAATAAGGATTTAAATACTGATGGAATGTATGAGGAAAAAATTATTTATATAAAACCTAAAAAAAGACCTATTAAACAATTAGAAATTGAAGATATAGGGGAGTAAAGAATGTACGATAACCTATCAGATAAAAGAGCATATTCTAATACATTAGGTTGTCTAATGTTAAATACAATGTTAATAGATGATATTGACAGACCTTTAGACAGAACAGATTTTAATACAGAAGCTTTCTATGAATTATTGTATGTAGCTATTTATAATCTTTATATGAATGGTTGCGAAACTATTGATGAATTTGCAATTGATTCTTATTTAAAAGACTATAAAAAGCAGTATGCGATATTTCAAGAGAATAATGGATTAGAATATGTAAATAATGCTAAAGCAATAGCAGACTTAGGAAATTATGATTATTATTATCATAGACTCCGTAAGTATGCTTTATTGCGTTTTTATGAAAAAAATGGATTAGATACTAGATTTATATATGACCCTACAGCAGTTGACAAAGAACTGGATGCAGAGAACATTAAATTTGATAATTATAGCGAACAGGATATTGTTGAAGAAATTGAAAACAAGCTGATTGTTGATGCCAAAGCAATGTACTGTACTAATACATTAAGTCAGAATATTCAAGCAGGAGAAGGAATGGATGCTTTAATTGATTCTCTTCTTGAATCTCCAGACTTTGGCTATGCTTTTGCTTCTAAGGCTTTAAATACAATTAGTCGTGGTGCAATGGCAGGTCGTTTAATTCTTAGGTCAGCTTCAACTGGTGTAGGTAAAACAAGAAATTTTTTAATGGATGCGTTAAAGTTCGCCTGTCCTTACACTTTTGACTTAGATAAAAAAGAATTTATTTATACAGGATGTTGTACACCTACATTATTTCTAGGAACAGAAGGTTCGCTAAGTGAGTTTCAGACAATTTGTTTGGCTTGTGTGTCTGGGGTCAATGAAGCGCATATTATTAAGGGTGAATATAAAGAGGGAGAACTTGAAAGAGTAAGACAGGCTTCAAAATATATACAAGAATGTCCTTTATATCTTGTATATTGTGATGATTACAATATTACAGATATAGAAAATATTGCTAAAAAGTATGTATTACAGTATAAAATAGAAATTTTTATTTTTGATTATCTTCAGACCAGTTTACGGTTAATGACAGAAATGCGAAACAAAACATCTGTTAGAATGCAGGAATATCAAATTCTTATTGTATTCGTAACAAGACTGAAAGCATTGGCTGAAAGATTGTCTATTTGTATTTTAACTGGCACTCAGCTTTCTAATGAAGCTAAAGAAGCAAAATATAAGGATTCTTCTGTTATCCAAGGTTCAAAAAGTATTCCTCAAAAATGTGATGTGTGTCTTATTATTTCTGAACCTAATAGAGCAGAACAGGGGAAGCTTGATATATTAACCAGAAATATGGTTGGGATACCTCCTATAAATATGCTTCAATGGGTGTATAAATGTCGTAGAGGAGAATATACGAGAGTAGTTGTAGCATCTCATGTGGATTTAGGTACAATGCGAATTAAGGACTATTTTGTTACTGATTTTGATTTAAGTGAAACTATTGCAATGGACTTTAGTGATATTAAAGCTATTGAAGAAATTGTTAAACAGCATAGCGTTGATGCTAAAGTTGTAGAATCACAGTTATCAGATAATCCAGAAGAAAATAATCCTTCTCAAACTGAAGATGAAACAGATGAAATACCCTTTGAAGAAGATAAGCCTAAAAAGCGTAGCATGAAAACAAGAAAAAGTGAAAGTGGTAAAAAACGTGATTTTGATTGGTAAAGGAGTGTTACATAATGTATTTAAATTATAAAGCAATAATTAACTCCCTTACTGAAGACGATATAATTAAGGTATGTACTGCACTTGGTAATGGAGAACATACTAGAGGTGGTAACAATAGTTTATGTTTTAATACCTGTTTATGTCATGGGGGTGATTCACCTAATAAATTAGTGTATTATCCTCATAATACTGAAGGTGATGGAACAGGTAGATTTCATTGTTATACTTGTGGTGATACATATGGTATTATTGAACTTATTATTAGAGCGCATAGACAACATGGTAAAACGCTTACATGGTATAAAGCACTTTATTTTTTAGCTAAAACAACCAATAAAATCATTGAAGCCACATCAGAAGATACAGGAATAAAAACAGTTAATACAGATTTAGCTTGGATGAATCGTATTAAAAATATAAAAAATAAAAAAATTAATTCTATTCCTAATCTTAAAGGAATCAATGAAAACTATCTTGAATTATTTTGGTATGACCCAGACCCTTTACAAGATTGGATTAACGAAGGAATTAGTACAGAAGCTTTATCAAGATACGAAATAGGGTGGTATAGCTTAACAAATCAGATTACAATTCCTGTCAGAGATTCAAATGAAAAGCTTATTGGATTACGTTGTAGAAATCTTAATCCACAAGATGTGGCTATAGCCAAATATGATAATATGTATATTAATGGACAAAAACTAAAATATTCTACTGGTTCTACATTATATGGGTTATGGGTGACACAAGATAAGATTAAACAAAATAAAAAAATAATGTTAGTTGAAGCTGAAAAATCTTGTTTACTTGCTTATACTTATTTTGGTGAAAATTCATATGTAGTGGCAACATGTAGCTCTGCCATTACATTAACTCAACAAAAAATTTTATTAAATGAATTGAAAATATCTGAAATTATTTATGCTCCAGATAGAGATTATGAAGAAGCTGATTCATATGAAGCAGAAATATGGATGAATAAACAAATTAAGAAATTAGCACCATTTGTTCCATATTGTCAAGTATATTTAATTGCAGATAGTAAGAATAGATTAGGATATAAGGATAGCCCATTAGATTGTGGCAAAGATATTTTTCTTGAATTATACGAGGAAAAAATAGAAATAACAATGGAAGATGTAAAGAGGTTAAAGGATGAATAGAACAAAATTAAAATATAATGTTCATACTTTCATAGATTCTGTAGGGGAATTGGGAATATGTTTATCTCCTGTTAAAGGAGAAGGTGTATTCAATGAAGATTTATATTATTATTATAAAAATGATAAATTAATAGCAGTATTAGATAATTTTTATTATGATTGGAGAGAGGAGAAAATTAAATGGTTTTAAATTTTATTATTTTTGGAATTGGATGTGGGGTTTTTGCGGCTATAGGATATAACAAGGGTAAACTTGAAGGATATGAACAAGGATACAATGACGGAAGAAAATTATATAGGAGTTAATTATGAATGAAGCAATTTTAAAACCATATATTAGAGCAGTAGACCCAGAGAAAGATAAGAATCTACCAATGTTTTCTCATAGTAAAATAGAACAATTTTTAAATTGTCCTTATGCTTATAATTTAAAATATAATGAAGAGAAGCGTAGTGACGATACAACGCTTGCGTTGGAACTTGGGTCTTTGCTTCATAAGATTCTTGAAATTAAAGGTCACTGGATAAAATTAGGGCTTGACATAGACTTCGATAAATTATATAATACTATTGAAATCGGATATGAAGAGCAAGATGAAAAGACCTCTGAAAAGTTAAGAGGAATTAAAGCTTTAAAGCGGTCATATTTTGAAGATTGGTTTACTAAAGACAATGCTTCTGGTATGTCTTATGAAGAAAAGCTTAAACTTTTTAAATCTACTGTTCTTCAAAATGAAATGACAGATACCAAGTGGAAGCCTGTTTATTTTGAACTTCCATTTGAATTTGTCTGGAATAATAGATGTATCATTCATGGTTTTATTGACCGTGTAGATTTAAAGGATGGTGAGTTTAGAGTTGTAGACTATAAAACAAGTAAAAAAGTTTTTGATGATACAAAAATCAAAACTAGTCAACAATTTGGAATTTATGCTTGTGCAATTCTAAATATGTTTGGAAAACTGCCTGTAGAGTATGAATATGATTTTATTCTTTTAAATCAAACACAACAGGCTATGTCCAAAGGTTGGGAAAAACGTTTTATTAAGAAAATTGAAAAAGCTTTAGATGCCATTGATAAATGTAATGAAACAAAAATATTTTCTCCTAAACCTTGTCCTCTTTGTTACTATTGTAATTTTTGTTCCAACAATCCTAATGCTAAAGAATATCAAGATGAATGTGTATACTATAGTTTATGGACACCTACTAATAAGTCATTTGAAGTTAATAAAGAGTTTAACATTTTAGATTTTAAAGCTGATAAGAATAAATTAAAAGAAAAACGAAAACTTATTTTTTAAAAGGAGTATTAAAATAATGAATATTGAATTAAAGCCCATGGAGTATGAATTTGAAAGAACTAGAATAGTTCTCGCACATGATGTTATTGATGGCATTGAGTTTTATATCATTAGTCTTGGCACTCATCCTTGTGCCTACGTACACGTTCCTTCTACTAATCCTATTAGTAAAATGACATTTTCTTGGTTGGATTTAAGTGAGAAAATTTATTGTCATGGTGGGGTAACGTGGTTTGATTCCTGTCTTCCAGACAACAAAAGATATACTGATGGTAAATGGCTTGGATGGGATTATGCTCATGCAGGAGATTGTTATGGTCATGGATGGGATGACACTGAGACAAAAAAGTGGACTACAGAAGAAATTTTTGAAGAAGTCAAAAATGTAATTGAACAGGTAAAGAGTTATAATAATTAAAAGGAGATTAATATGAACAAATTTAAAACAAGTATTGCTATTATTCTTATTGCTGTAATGTGCATTATTCCTACATTTTCCAGTGAAGCTTTTAATTATATGTATTATACTAGACATTATATAGATTTACACGTTCCAAGTCTTCAGCAGAATACATTTTATGTAGAAAAAGATTGGGGTTGTGAATGGTTTGAATGGGATGATTATGAAACCACATTCTGTAGTATGGATTGGAATCAGAAAGCAAAATTTGGTTCTGACGTAAAATGTGGAACTTATAAAGTTATCTCTTCGACTAAAAAAGAAACCTGTAAAAACGGTAATACCTATAGATATTCCACTAAAATTAAATATAAAAATCGTATTTATACTATTGGTGCTACTGGGAAGAAACCAAATGGTAAATGTGTAAAGGTTAAATCTAATAGAATTTTTGTAAGTCTTGAGATGGCTAAACTTATTTATAAATTCTCTAATCAGCAAAATGGCTTACAGATTGTATTAAGAAGGACACCTATTAATAGACAGAAGATTGATAAGATTTATGAGGTGGATAAATGGGAGTAAAACATAAATATTTAGATGATATTGGGGTTGATTATAGCTGGGTTTGGGACAAAGAAAACAGTGATAGAGATGAACGTTTTGAAGAACAGCAGAAAATATACAGTTTTGATGATAGAGAGACTTGGGCTTTAGATAATGTTTTTTATATGTGGCTATATGAAAGACTTAAAATGTTTGTTGAAATTGGTGGACAAATTGTTGACCTTAATTTCCATAAATTTAATTATAAAGAAAAAGAATATACCCAACTTGAATTAATTAATATGATGCTTGAAAGACTTGAGTATTATTTTAATGATGATGCTCTTGATAGTAAGGTGGACGAGTATAAAAAACAGGGAATGAGCGTATTTGAAGCTGACCAAAAGGCTTATGAACCAGTTGTAGAAATTGGTGAGATTTGGGCTATTCTTCTTCCTGCTATGTGGTGGTAAAAATGAGTTATATTGGTATACATAATCATACTGACATTGGTAGTAATCATGAATTTAGAGATTCTATCAATAAGGTTACAGACTTAATTGAATATGCCCATTCTATTGGTCATAGAGGTATTTGTATCACTGACCATGAATCTTTATCTGCTCATTTTAAAGCATTAGATTATTATGAATCTAAAATGAAAGAAGATGATTGGAAAGATTTTAAACTTGGATTGGGTAATGAAATTTATCTCTGTCCAGATTTTGTTACAGCAGAAAATGTGGGGAAGAATTTCTTCCCCCATTTTATTCTAGTTGCGCTTGATGCCTATGGACATAAGGGTTTGCGTGAATTGAGTACAAAAGCATGGACTGAGAATTGTTTTTATTCTAGATGGAATAGAGTCCCTACTTATTATAATGATTTGGCAGAAATGCTAGATACATATAGAGGACATATTATTGGGTCAACAGCTTGTCTTGGGTCTAGTATTAATAGACAGCTTCTTGAATATAAGGATAATTCTTCCCAGACAATAATGGAACGTGTTTATCAATGGCTTGATTTTATGGTTGATATATTTGGAAAGGACAATTTCTTTATTGAACTTCAACCCAATCCTAGTGAAGAACAGGTTTTTTGTAATAAACAATTAATTAAACTTGCAGAAGAATATAATCTTCCTTATATTATTACAACCGATGCTCACTATCTTAAAAAAGAAGATAGAGCAATTCATAAAGCTTATATTACCGCAAATAAAGAAGATGATAGAGAAGTAGACTATTTCTATCAGACTACTTATGTAATGTCAGAAGAAGAGATTCATTCTTATATGGACGAATATTTAGGTTATGATGTTGTTCAAAGGGGTATTGATAATACAATGCTTATTTATGACAGACTTGAATATTATTCCATGAAAAAAGATTTGGAAATTCCTTTTCTTCCACTTGACAGAACTGAACCCAATAAAGAATTAGTAGATAAATATAGTGAACATATTCCTCTGTTACGAGAATTTGCTGAATCTGAATATGAATCTGATAGACACATGGTTCGTGAAATGCTTAAAGGCATTGAAAAGGATGAAGTGTATCAGACCGAAAGAGGATATAATGCTACTAATGAGTGTTTATCTTATATAAAGCAGTCTTCTGAAAAAAATAAAGTAAGATGGTCAGCATATCTTGACCAGATGACAGATTATATTAATGTTATTTGGGATTGTGGGAGTGTTGTAGCTGTAGGTCGTGGTTCTGTTATTGGCTTTTGTATTGCTAACCAAATGGGAATTACACAAATTAATCCTTTAAGAGAAGACACAGCTACATTCCCTTGGAGATTCTTAAATCCAGAACGAGCAAGTGTTCTTGATATTGATACAGACATTAATCCCATTTTTAGAGATAAGATTATAAACAGATTTAAAGAAATTTATGGTGCTGATAAGGTTTGTAAAGTTCTTACTTATTCTACCGAAAAAAGTAGAAGTGCTATATTAACAGCAGGTCGTGGTATAGGACTTGACAATGATTTAACCTCTTATATTGCTTCATTGGTAATATTTGATAGAGGTAATCCTCGTTCATTAAAAACAATGTATTATGGAGACGAGGATAATAAACCTGTTCAAGAATTTGTTAATGAAATGAACGACCATCCAGATTTATGGGAAACTGCTCAAAAACTGGAAGGTCTTTGTTCTGGCATTGGTTCTCATGCAGGTGGAGTCATTATTTGTGACAAACCCTTGACAGATACTTGTGCTTTAATGAGGACTAAATCTGGAGATATTATTTCACAATATGACCTCCATGAATGTGAAAAATTATCTCTCATCAAGATTGACCTCTTAGCTACTGATGCTATGTCTAAGATTCAAGAATGTTTAGAATTATTAGTAGATAAAAATAAAATTGAGTGGCAAGGCAGTCTTCGTGATACATATGAAAAATATATTGGTGTATATAATCTTGAAAGATATGCAGAAGATATGTGGAAACTATTATGGGAGCATAAAGTTATTAGTGCCTTCCAGTTTGAACGAGAGTCGGGAAAACAAGCATTGGCTTTAATTAAACCATATTCAGTAGACGATTTAGCTGTTTTAAATTCAGTAATTCGTCTTATGGCACAGGAAAAAGGGGCTGAAACTCCATTAAATAAGTTCGCTAGATTCCATGAAGATATTAATGAATGGTATCAAGAAATGGAAGATTATGGATTAACAGAAGAAGAGCAGAAGGTGTTGGAGCCTGTCTTAAAAACTTCTTTTGGTATTTGTGAATCTCAAGAAAAATTTATGCAATTGGTTCAATTGCCAGAATGTGGCGGATTCTCATTGTCTTGGAGTGATAAATTAAGAAAAAGCGTAGCTAAAAAAAATCCGAAAGAATTTGAAAAATTAACGAAAGAATTTTTTGAAATTACAAGGCAAAAAGGATGTAGTCCCGCTTTTTGTAATTATATATGGAATGTATTGGTATCTGTTTCTAGAGGGTATTCGTTTAATTCTTCACATACACTTGCTTATTCAATGATTCTTTTACAGGAATTAAATCTTAATTATAGATGGAATCCTATTTATTGGCAAACAGCTAATCTTATTGTAGATTCTGGTTCATTAGATACTGATGCTAATGATGCTACGGATTATGGCAAAATGGGTATTGCTATAGCAACGGTTAAAAAACAAGGAGTTAATGTTGAAATTCCATTAGTTAATGAAGCTGATTTTGGATTTGAACCAGATGAAATTAATAATAGAATTATTTTTGGCTTAAAGGGTATTAATGGGATTAATACTGAAGTATCCCAAGCTATCATTCAAAATCGTCCATATTCTTCTATTGAAGATTTTTGTGAAAAATTATTAGATACTGGAATAATTAAAAATAATCAGATGATTAAATTAATTAAAGCGGGATGTTTTACTGAACTCCATAATATTGATAGAGCAGTAACTATGGATTGGTATTTAAAAAAGTACGTGTTTGTTCCTATCAAATCTTTAACATTGTCTCAACTTGGCAAACTTCGTGAGAAAGAATTGATTCCAGAAACATTTGAGAAATGCGTTAAAATGTTACTTCTTAAAAATTACATTTTAGATGACGAAGGTTTTTATTGTAATTATGTAGACTCTAACAAAAAAGCCTTAAAACGTGGTTATCATGATAGATATTATATTTTAGATGATACAAGTCAAGCTGTCTTTAAAGAGTTCTTTTCAGAAAATTGTATAGTAGGAGTTAAAGATGAATATTATCTTGTATCCGAAAAAGCAATTAATAAAGAAGCAGAAGTATACATTAAACCTTTCAGAGAATGGATGAGTAGTGCAGATGCATTGAATAGATATAATCTTAGTATGTATCTTGATTTATGGGAAAGATGGGCTAGTGGGAACGAAGCACATTGGTCTATGGAAGCTTTAACTTATTATGACCAAAAACATGAATTAGAAGATATAAACGAAGAATTATATGGTATTGTTAATTTTAATGAATTACCAGAAGAACCTGTTCCTTATGAATATTATACTAGATATATTAACGGTGAATTAAAGCATATTCCTAAATTTGAAATTAGTAGAATTGCGGGTACGGTTGTAAAAGCTGATAATAATCATCATATGGTATCTCTTATTACTAAATATGGTCTTGTAAATGTTAAAATGAATAAAGGGCATTATGCTTTTTATAATAAACGTATTTCTCAAATTGATGAAAAAGGGGATAAGCACGTTGTAGAAGAAAGTTGGCTTAAACGTGGACAGATGATTGTAGTTTCTGGTATCAGAAACGGGGATACATTTTATCCCAGAATTTACAATGATACTATTTATAAACATACTATTAATCGAATTGTAGAAGTCAACGAAGATGGAACTTTATTATTACAATATGAAAGGACTAAAAATGAATAACAATATTATTGATTGTGTGGCAATAATTGATGGAATAAGATTTTATAGAGAAAATTTTGGCATCATTTGTTGTTCAATTATTAAAATGAAATCTGGGAATTTGGCAGATACAATTGATTCTAATAATGTTATTTTTAAAGGGACTATGCCTTATCCTGTTGTTGGAAATACATATAATGTTAAAGCAGAATTTATTAGTGATGCTAAATGGGGAGACCAGTATAATATTATTTCTATGTATACTGCGGTATCATTCGATACCGCAGAGGGTAAAAGAAAATTTCTAGAAACTATTTTTACCCCTTATCAAATAGAAAATATGTATGACGCTTTAAAAGACCCTTTTACCGCATTAGATACGAGAGATTATACCGAACTTGTTAAAATTAAAGGATGCGGAATGACTAGATGCACAGAATGGGCTGATAGATTCGCAGAACATATTGGTATGGCTAGAATATTGCTTGAATTAGGAGATTTTGATTTAAGTAATACAATGGTCAAAAAACTTATGAATAAATATAAATCTCCAGATGTAGTTGTAGAAAAAGTCAAAAATAATCCATACGTCCTTTGTACTGAAGTCAATGGGATTGGCTTTAAAAAAGCTGATGAAATTGCTATGAAAGGTGGTATTGAGCCTCATAGCACAAAAAGAATTAAAGCATATATAAATTATTATTTAGGTGAATGTGGTGAAAGCGGACAGTCTTGGATTACGCCAGACCATTTACTGGGGGCTATTTTAGATACATTAGGTGAAGAAATTCCAGACGAAGCCATTACAGATTCAATTAGAGAACTTATTGAAGAAAAGAAGTTATGGACAAATGAGGATAAAACCAAACTTGGTCTGCAATACTATTATGATTTAGCTATTAAAATTGCAACTGAACTTATTAGATTAAGAGATGCCAAATGTGATTTTAAGTATGATGGTTGGGAAGATGTAATTAAACGTAATGAATCTATACAAGGTTGGGAATATACAGACGAACAAATTGATGCAATTAAATCCGCTTTTGATAATAATGTTATTGTAATTACTGGCTATGGTGGTACAGGAAAAACACAAACAGTATCTGCTATTTTAGATATATTTAAAGATACTTCTCATGTAATTTGTGCTTTATCTGGCAAAGCGTCTTCAGTATTAAGCGAGTATACAGGAGAAGAAGGTTTTACCATTCATAGATTATTAGGATTCCCCCAAGGAGATAAGCAAGGATTCGTTTATCATGATGATAATCCACTTCCCTATGATATTGTTGTCGTAGATGAAATTTCTATGATTGGTGCTAGATTATTTTATTCTCTTTTAAGAGCAATTCCTACAGGGGCAAAGGTCATTATGCTTGGAGATGATGGTCAGCTTGAAAGTATTGGATGTGGTAATGTAGCCAGTAATATGCTTTCTTCTCCAGAAATCCATCATAATATATTAACTAAAATTCATAGGCAAGCCGCTAAATCTGCTATTATTACTGAAAGCATTAAAGCTAGACAGGGTATTCCTCTTATTCCTAAAGATTGGTCTGGAACTGAGACTAGAGGGGAATTGAAAGATTTTGATATTATCTGTTATTCTGATGCTAATAATACTTATTATAAAGTAGTAGAAGAGTTTCAGAAATTAAAGAGCAAGCCTAATTTTGATATTACTGAAACTCAGGTCATTGTTCCAATGAAAGTAAAAGGAATGGCTTGCGTGTCTCAATTAAATGATATTTTACAGGAACTTTGTAATCCTGCTGATAAGAAAAAGAAAGAAATAAAAGTTTTCAGAAACGGTAAACAGCAGATTATTAGAGAAGGAGATAAAGTTATTTGTAAAAAGAATCAATATAGAGTTACCCCTAATATTTTTAATGGAAGTACAGGTATTTTAAGAAAATTCGATTTTAATGATTTTGGTGAGCCTGTATGGATTATTGATTTTAGGGGAATTGGAGAAGTCATTCTTAAATATGAATACTGGGATTCTATTGAATTGAATTATTGTGGCACAGTTCATTCTAATCAGGGTTCTCAATATGATAATGTCATTATTGGATTAGATTTTGGAGCATATACTTTATTAACGAGAGAATTAGTTTATACAGCTATTACAAGAGCAAAGAAAAAGTGTATTATTGTTGCTCAGAATTCTGCGCTTAGATATGCTGTAGGTAATAAAGGATTGTCTAAAAAACAGACCCATTTAGTGGAAGCCTTACATGATGTGGCACATCCTAAACTTGTTTTTTAATTATCAGAATAGTCTGTGTATTTAGTTAAATAAATTAAATACACAGACTTGACAAATGAATCAAAATGTGGTAGTATAAAATTATCATCAACACAATATGTTGTAATTTAAAAATAAATAAATTATAAGGAGATATTATGATTAATACAGTTTTTAATGCTTTTATTGATGATTGGACAAGAGTAAAAAATCATTGTCGTACAACTGATAATAAGGATTTTACTGAAAAAAATCCGACAGATACATTTAAGGAACAGTTGCTTATTTCAGAGCATAGTCCTATCAGACTTTTGGAGTTTGATTGGTCATGGAAAGATATTCCATATTGGGTAGCCACACATTGGGTAAGACATAAATTTGAAAAATTCCAATCAACACAAAGAGTAGATAGAACGGGTCGTGACCGTACAAAAAATCCACAGGACGAACCTGTTAATCTTGACGGATATGCCAATATGCAGAACCTTATTGACGCTTGGAGAAAACGTCTTTGTTTTAAAGCTAGCCCAGAAACTAGAGAATATGCTGAAAATTTTAAAGCAACTCTTCACAAGACTCATCCTCTTGAAGCAAATGTATTAGTACCTAATTGTATTTATAGAGGTGGTTGTCCAGAATTTAAAACTTGTGGATTTTTAGCAGATTATCTTAATAGACATGATGGCGTATATTTTACTTCTATTCAAGATAGATATGATGCTTATAATGAAGATTTTTATGAAAGGGTAAAAATTAATGATTGATTTAAATAAATTCCCTATTTATAAGGCTAAAATGATTGATAGAGATAAGTATGTAAAAGGATTCTATTTTGCCTATCCAGAAACTACTTATTGTTTTACGGAGGATTATATACGTCATCCTGTAAAAATTATTCATTGTATTGTAACACATAGAATGAGTGATTGGAGTTTACCAAATCATCCAACACTTTTTGAAATTGATATTGATACGCTTGAGCAGGTAGGGGAATTTAATGCACTAAGAAAAGAATATGGGGATGAACCTTGGATAAAACATTATAACAAAACGGAGTGTATTGATAATGCGTGAAGGAATTTATTGTTGTACAAAAGATAATAATAATTGCCCTAAAAAGGATACTTGTTTTAGATTTATAAATCCAGATAATAATCCTTGTGCAACACTTTTTAACTATGCTTGTACCGAAGATAATAAGTATCTTCTGTATATAGAATTTATTATACCAAAAAACGATATTAAAAATGATGAAGAGAGTGAGGTGAACAAGGTATCAAATGAAGGTTGATTTTTCAAAAAGACCCTTAAATCTTGATATGAAAATTGTAAATACGGACAATGAAGGGTATGTGTATTGTGAATCCAACTATGAAGAGGTAAGGGACTCAGATGCTATCTTCCTTGGTGAGTGCGAAACAGAAGAGGAAGCATGGGAATTATTAAAAAAGCATCTTGAAGCAAATAATTTAGGCTATTCTTATTATTATAGATGCAATTTTTTCGGTAATCTTATAGAAATTGATTATGGTAGTTGGACATATTTTGCTTATATTTATGATTTACCAGAAGAAAAACGTGAATTAATTAAATTAACTAAAAACCAATTTGAAGGAGATTAAACTATGTTAGCTTATAATTTAACTTCTATTGATTATGTACAGCCTTTAGTAGATATTTGTGAAAAATATTCTAAATACTTTAAAGTGGATATTGTTTGTGGACACTATGTAGTTGATGGTAGTAGCTATCTTGGGGTTTGTTCTATGTGTCCTAATGTTGTAGATATTGTCCCTGTTCTTCCAGAAAGATTAGACGAAGCTGTTAAAGATAAATACTTTGCCTTTTTACAGGATGTTCGTAGAATTGGCAGAGAACATTTAGATAATAAGGAGTAACAAATGATATTAGGTATATGTGGAAAATCTGGGTCTGGTAAAGATACTTTAATTAATATGATTAAAGCTAATAATAAAAATTGTTATAAAATGGTAAAGGCTTCTGACAGACCTCCCAGAATATATGAGAAGAATGGACAGGATTATTGGTGCTTTACCAAAGAAGATTTTAAAGAAGCTGAAAAAGCTAATTTTTTTATTACAACACAATCTTTTAAAGTTGCTAACGGGGAAATATGGGATTACGGTATTTTTAAAAGTGATTTTAAAGAATGCTTAGAATCTGATTGTTTATGCCTTATTACTTTAACACCTTATGAAGTTGAAACCTTATATAAAAAATTAAATAAAGAACAGTTAAATAAATTATATATTATATATCTTAACGTTACTGATGATGTTCGTAGAAAACGTTTATTGGGCCGTGGTGATAATATCATAGAAATTAATAGAAGAATTGATGCAGATAATAGAGATTTTGATAATCCTATTTTTTTATCTATGATAGATGAAAATATATATGCTTATGAAACAATAGATATATATGAAGAAATCCAAGATAACATAGATATGGGAATTGGATTTTTTAAAAATATAAATAGGAAGGAGTAAAGTTAGTATGGATGTAATTTTATATTCTACAGGATGTCCTAAGTGTAAAGTTCTTAAAAAGAAATTGGACGCAAAAAATATTAAATATAAATTAATTGAAGATGAAGACACAATGATTGAAAAGGGATTTATGGAAGCTCCTGTTCTTGAAGTAGATAATAAAACGATGGGATTTATTGAAGCAAACAAATGGGCTAATCAGTTTTAATTTAATTTAATGGAGTAATGCAATGGAGATAAATATACGTTTAGATAGAAATTTTACAGTTGGATATAATAAAAATCAAAACGATTATGGAACTGAAATAGCACGTTTAAATGGTTTTGATGATGGTCAACTTAGTTATACAGATTTTATTGATAATTTTATTGATGAAGATACAGTAGCAGATTCAAGTATTGATGGTAACAGTAATGTTGGACACAAAGATATTGTTACTCTTGAAAGAGAAATGCCCAAACCACATGAAAAACTTTTAGCTTTTAATAAAATTCATTATGAAATGCAAAAAAGATTCGGATTTAAAGCCGCTAATAATTGGTTAAAAGCAGAATGGATTGGTCAACTTTATATGCATGATGCTAATTCGGCTACTTTTCGGAGTTATTGTTTTGCTTATGATTTAAAAGATTTAGCAGAAAAAGGACTTTATTTTATAGATGGACAGAATCCTTGTCCTGCACAACATTTAACTACGTTTGTAGATTTTGTAAAAGAATTTGTTAGTTTCGCTTGTAATAGAACATCTGGGGCAGTAGGTCTACCTAATATTATTCCTTATATGTTCTATTTCTGGAAAAAAGATATAGATGAAAATTATTTGGGAATTAGGTCAGCAGGTTTTGGAGAATATTATGCAAAGCAAAATTTCCAAAGATTTATTTATGCAGTAAATCAACCCTATGTAAGAGATGGCTCTCAATCAGCATTTACAAATACATCTGTTTTTGACCGTCCTTATTTTGAAGCTTTATTTGGTGGAGCAGAATTTCCAGATGGTACTTTCATGATTGACTATGAAGAAGAGATTATTAATTTCCAAAAATGGTATATGGAAGTAATGGCTAATATTAGGTCTGCTAATATGTTTACTTTCCCTGTAAGTACTATTTCTTTACTTAGACAAAATGGTAAATTTGTTGATGAAGAATTCGCTATATGGGCTATTAAACATAATATGAAATGGTCTGATAGTAATTTGTTTGTTGATGATACTGTTAATAGTCTTTCTAATTGCTGTAGACTTAAATCTAATATTGAAGATTTAGGGTATGTAAAAATGCCCGATTATCCCTTTGCCGCATAATCAGCGGGGTATTCTGTTAATAAGAATGCTAACGAGGAAACCTAAGTTAAGTTCCGATTACTTAATATGGCAATCTCGTGGGAAGCTAATTGTTTTTTATATGTATTGAAGAAAGCAATTTATAAAATAACAAACGTGATAAATAATAAAATATATATAGGACAAAGTGTTGACCCTAATCATCGTTTTATTGCACATTGTAGTAGAGCTAATAATGATTCGGACAATTCTCCTATACATGCCGCAATTAAAAAATATGGAAAAGAAAATTTTGTTTTAAGTATTATTGAATGGACAGAAGATTATAATAATAGAGAAAGATATTGGATTCAAAAATTAAATTCTTTATCTCCATTTGGTTATAATATTGCTAAAGGTGGAGAAGAACCTCCTCATAAATATGGTGAACAACATCATAAATCAATAATTACTGAAAAACAAGTAGATATTATAATTAAAGAATTAAAAAAGGATAAATTAACTGAATCGCAGATAGGTAAGCTTTTTGACCCTCCGTTTAACCAAACTTTAATTAATAATATAAATTGGGGAATTACTCATAAAAGAGATAATGAAACATATCCTATAAGAGAAAATTGCCCTTATAATTTAACTTTTGAACAGGTAGGTGATATAAAATGGTTATTACAAAACACTTTATATCCATGTTCTCAAATTGCAGATTATTATCACGTAAATGTTTCAACTATAAAACATATTAATACAGGTCGGAATTATCGTGAAGATAATTGTGACTATCCTTTAAGAAAACAAAGGGGTAAAAAACAATTAGAACCTGTAGAGACTATTCTCGCTAAGAGAAGTACGACTACTATTGATATGTAGTTGGAAATGGGGATATGCGCTATGATGCGTATAAGAAATAGTCCAGTCCTATACGAAAGTGTAGGGTAACTGATTTTAACTCAATCGGTGGAACAGCACTTAAAGTTGGTTCAGTGAAAGTATCTACCGTTAATCTTGCCAGACTTGCGTTAGATACTAATTCAGAAGAAGAATATTTGTATGAATTAAAAAATAGAGTCTGGCTTGATTTACAAGCATTAGATTGTGTTCGTCATATAATTAAACGTAATGTAGATAAAGGTCTCCTTCCTAATTTCTCTTATGGCTTAATTGATTTTGAGCATCTTTATAATACTATTGGATTTATTGGTATTTATGAAACAATGAAAAAATTTGGTTATACCGTAGTAGATGAATTTGGTAATACTTTCTATACGGAAGATGCTTCAAGGTTTGGAAAGAAAATTTTTGAGGTAATGCGTCAAACAGCAGACGAATTTATTGAGAAGTATCATTGCGATTATATGATAAATACTGAACAAATCCCCGGCGAATCTGCGGCGGCTAAACTTATGTTAAAAGATAAATTCTTTTATCCCGAAGCAGATATTTATGACCTTCCTCTTTATGGTAATCAGTTTATTCCCTTGGGGATTAAAACAACTGGGCAAGAACGTGTAAGAATTGCTTCTGAATTTGATAGTTACTGTAATGGTGGTAGTATTTTACATTATAATATTGATGCTCCGTTTGATAGTTTTGATAAAGCTTGGAAAATGGTCAATTATATTGCTGACCAAGGAGTAACATATTTTGCATTTAATACTAAAATATCTGCATGTAATCACAATCATGCTTTTTATGGGAAAGTATGTCCTGTTTGTGGAGAACCTGTTGCAACAGAATATACAAGAATTGTAGGATTTTACACACCTGTAAGAACATATTCTTCTCAGCGTAAAGCAGAATTTAAAATGAGGAAATGGGAGCATATTAATACAACAGTGGAGAATATAGCATGATAATTAAAGGTCTTATAGATGAAGATTTTATAAATTATAAAAAACCTTCAATGGTAATTGAATTTCCCTATTGCACTTTTAAATGTGATAAAGAATGTGGACAACCAGTATGTCAAAATAGTCCTTTAGTGAATGAGTCTAATATTGAAATAAATTATGATGATTTATTAATTAGATATATAAATAATCCCATTACCGAAGCCATTGTATTCCAAGGATTAGAACCTCTTGATTCTATTTCTGATGTTATAAATTTAATATTGTGGTTACGTATAAAATACAATTGTAAAGATGATATAGTAATTTATACAGGATATAAAGAAGATGAAATTAAATGGATTGTAGATATTCTTTCTTCAAATATTTTAATTAATACAAATATCATAATTAAATTTGGAAGATATATACCCAATCAAGAACCACATCTTGACCCTATACTTGAAGTTAATTTAGCATCGGATAATCAATATGCAAAAAAAATCTGTTAAACCCCTTGACAAACACAAATTAAAAAGCTATACTATAAACATACCAAAGTTCAAGAGCAGTACTGAACATGGTACTGCTCTTATTTTTTTAAGTATCAATAAATTAAAAAGGAGAGATATGAAAGAAATTAATTTTCACAGGCAATATGTTAACAAATATTACATCCCAAAAAAAGTACGATTAAATCTTTATAGACGAGGTTTTAAATACAGTTTTTTGGTAGATGGATATATTCTAATATTCCCTTTGGATGCATACAAAGGTATTCCAACTTTACAGTGTCGTATTGTGGTAAATGACTATACTAATGAAGTTAAAGTAAACGTAACCACTGTTTCTGGAGAACCTTACTCTCCTTTTTATGCTTGTACTAATAAAGGTTATATTAAATATTTAAATCAAATTTGTGATAGAATTGATAAAAAAATGAAGCGTCTTGGTTTCAAAGTTAAAAACAAAAATAAAAATAAACAAATTATTATAGAAAGTAAACAGGTATTTAAATGAAAGTAATTTTTTTGGATATTGATGGAGTTCTTAATTACAGAACTTGTAAAGCTAGATACCCTAATTATAAGACTATAGTTGGGATTGATGATAGTAGAGTAGAAAGATTAGCTAAAATCGTAAAGGCTACAAATGCTGAACTCGTTTTAACTTCTACTTGGAAATTAAATTGGATAGATGAAAAAGACGAACAAGGTATTTATCTAGATAGACAGTTGGCTAAACACGGTTTATATATTATGGACTCTACTAAAGATGATGGTTGGAATCGTTGGTCTGGCATTAAAGATTATCTTGATAAACATTCTAAATGTATAGAATCATACGTTATTTTAGATGATGAAATATTTCAAGATTACGTAATGTATAATGGTTTAACAAGTATGCTTAGACCAGAAGTTGAAGAACATTTAGTAAAAACAAGTTTTTACTCATCAGATGGTGGACTTCAAGAAGAAGACGTACAAAAAGCTATTGATATTTTAAATAAAAATTAAAGGAGATTAAATAAATTATATGAGAAAGAAAGAAACACTTTATCTTATTCCTGCACATATTCTTGAAGAATATGCTCATGCTTACTATCTAGTTGAAGCTATGAAAGAAGCAGAAATTTTTGATACTTTGGATGATGGACTGGTTTCAAATTATATTGAAGAAACGTTTCCAGATAATGATTATAAGAATCTTGATGATGTCGTAAAGCATGAAGATATGCTTTATTGGAAATCTGTGAACGCTAAAGATTGTTACGAAAGAGATAAAAATTAAATTAAAGAAGGAGATAATTATTATGAAAATTTCACTTGATAAGGGAGCATTTATTCCAGAAAGAAAGCATCCTACAGATGCAGGACTTGATTTAAAGACACCTTTTGACTTTTCTATTGAAGCTAATGGTAGAGTATTTATTGATACAGGGGTTCATGTAGAACTTCCTGCAAATACAGTGGGCATGATTAAATCTCGTTCTGGGCTTAATAAAAATAAAGGAGTTCAATGTGAGGGAGTTGTAGATGAAAATTATAGAGGGGCAATTGGAATTGTTCTTTATAATCATTCAAACGAACCCGTTGTATTTAATAAAGGAGATAGAATCGGTCAGCTTGTAGTTCTCCCTTGTATTTATACTGACATTGAACTTGTTAATAAGCTTGGAGATACTGATAGGGGCGAAGGTGGATTTGGTAGTACGGGGGTTCATTGATGCTTACAGTAACACCAAACGATGATAAAAAGAATAAAGATTGGGACGAAATATTTGTAAACATAGCTGTAGTTATATTAGTTTTTAGTTTTTTAATACCTTTCTTTTTAATATGTATGTATGTGAGTATTATGGTGATTCAAGACATAATTGCATTATTTTAAGGAGTAAATTATGAGAGACCCACAGAGATTATATGAATTTTATAGTAATATTAGAGACTACCATAGAGAATATTGTCCAGATATTCGAATTGGACAGTTATTTGATAACTATAGACAATGGTTGGCTGAAAAATATCAAATTGATATTTTTTATCTTGAAGACCATTTATTTGTAAGATATTTAGAAGATTATATTACTTCATTTAAAAAGATTAAATAAAATATAAAGGAGATTAAAAATGATTATTGCTGTAATTCTTGGTATTGTTATGATAATTGCTAGTGTTGTTGCTCTATTTACTGATAAAAAGAGCGTTGGTATTGTTGGATGTATTATAGGCATTATTTCTATTTTACTTGGCAGTTCCGTAAGTTTTGTTCCTACGGGGTATGTAGGTATCAGAACAGCATACGGTCAGATTGCGGGAACTCCTGCATCTTCTGGTTTGCATTTTCATGTTCCGTTTATTGAATCTATTCATAATGTAAATTGTAAACAGCAGGAAATTGATTTTAAAGACACAAAGATTTGGTCTGAGACTTCAGAACGTACTGAAATTTATGCTCAGAATGTTGTTGTAGATTATCAAATTAATCCAGAATACGCTACATGGATTTGGATGAACGTAGAAGAATGGGACAGGTATCTTGTTAAGCAGACTGCTGTTGAATCTGGAATTAAATCTGCCATGAAGCGTTACAATGATACTGATGTAACTGACAGGTCTAAGATTGAAAAAACCGCTAAAGAAGCTATTCAAGAAGCACTTAATGAGAAATATGGTAATCAGATTGTAAATGTTATTGATGTAACAATTGGTAATATGAATTTCTCAGATGCTTATAATGAAGCTATTGAGAAAAAGGCACAGGCTAAACTTGCCGCAGAAACTGAAGAATACGAAAATAAAAAGATTACTGAAAAGAAGAAAGCTGAAGCAGAACAGAGAAAGATTGAAGCAGAAAGTAAGGCAGAGACTAAAAAGATTGAAGCTGAAGCAGATGCGAAAATAAAGATTACTGAAGCTGAAGCACAGGCAAAGGCTAATAAGATGATTTCTGATTCCATTACTGATAAGGTTCTTATGAATAAGTATCTTGATAATATGAGAGCAGAAACAGATAAATGGGATGGCAAGCGCTCTGTGGTTTCTGATTCCAATGGTACTAATGTCTATAATATGAAAGACATTAAGGATATGTTTGAGGAATAAAGATGAAAGTGTATAAAGAGATGAAAGTTAAAGAATTAATGCAAATTTTAGCAAAGTTTGACCCTAACCTTGGTATTCTGGTTAATTATACTGATAGTATTCAGTGTGTCGGAAAATGTAATGAGCAAATTTACGTTTATTCTGATTATGACGCAGGAGATGTAGAATATGTAAATATTATTACTACAGATTGGGCATCATTGAATAAATAAAATATAATAAAAAGTGGCACACTTAATTGTGTGTCACTTTTTGTAAGGAGATATATGGAGAATTTTACTAAAGAAGAAAGAAATTTTTATAATAAAATCCTTAAAAGAAAATCTATTTCTTTGGGAATAAATATATTTGATATATTCAAAAAATGGAAGAAAGATAAAATAAAAGAGGATAAGAAAGATGGATAACAATGAAATTTTGAAATATCTTTCTGAATCTGGTATAATAGATATATCAAGTATCCAACAAGATGTTGAGATGAAAAAAATAGATAAATTAGTTAAAGACCATCCATATAAATATTGGTATGGTAAAGATGAAAAATGGCACGTTTATTTACCAGATTCAAAGAAAGGAAGAATACTAAAAAGTAAAAATACAGAAGAAGAAATACGACAGGTAATAGCTGATTATCAAAAATCTACAATTAATAATCCTACTATTGAAGAATTGTTCAATGAATGGAATGATAGAAGACTTGAATTAAAAAAGATTAGCCATCCTACATATGAACGGAATAAATCTTTTTATAACAGACATTATGCTGAATTTGGCAAGAATCGAATTCGGTCAGTTTCATCTGATGATTTCGCTAATTTTTTAGAAGAACAAATTCCTAAGTATAATTTAACCGCTAAAGCATTTGCAGGTTTAAAAAGTATCACAAAAGGCATATTAAAACGTGCTAAACGACAAAATCTGATTGCTTGGAACGTTGAAGAAATGCTTTTTAGTCTTGATATATCTGAGAGTGATTTCAAAAAAACTATTAAAGAAGACTATGAAGAAGTCTTTAATGAACAAGAAATGACTGAAATTATTAACTATATTTTAGAACATCAAGATTTAAAAAATATTGGAATTCTTTTAATGTTTGTTACTGGTCTTAGGGTAGGAGAATTATGTGCATTAAAACACGAAGATATTCATGATAATTGTATTGATGTACGTAGAACTGAAACTAGAATACAAAAAGAAGGTACTGGTAAATATGAATATCTAATTAAAGATTATCCCAAAACCAGAGCAGGTATTAGGACAGTAGCCGTTCCTAGACAGTTTCAAGAAATAGTAGTTAAACTTTGGTGGTTATCAGCTAATACTGAATATGTATTTGAAGATAATGGTAAAAGATTAACAGCACAAAAATTCAGAGACAGACTGTCTTTACTTTGTAGAGAGTTAGGAATCTATCATAAATCTCCACACAAAATTAGAAAGACTTATGGTTCTATTTTATTAGATAATGGGATTGATAAAAGAACAGTATTAGACCAAATGGGTCATGAAGATATAAATGTTTCTGAGACTCATTATCATAGAAATAGAAAATCTCTGGAAAAGAAGCTAGATATGATGAGTGCAATACCCGAATTTCAAATCAAAGTACAATAGACAGGTGAAATTTTTCTTAAAATTTTTGATTTTTGATTGATAAAATAATCAAATGCGTGTTCTTCATATTAAAAAAATGGCTTAAATAAGCCATTTTTTAATAGTATTAGTGGAGCATACGGGACTTGAACCCTGTCCAAAATATTACTTTTTGGCTTAAATTTTAATAACGGCATTTTTTTATTTGATTTATTTTGATAGAAAGGAGATTGTTGGATACTTGATATTTTAAATTAAAAACAAAAAAAGGGCAACACCAACCTTTTGGCTAGTGTCACCCTAATGATATTAGTTAAAAACTAATATTATCCTTATTGCTTTTCTTCTTTTGGTGGCATTCCAATTTGTTCCTGTGCATCTATATAATCTGCAAAATCAGCATTATGCACATGGTCTAAATACCTACGTCTGATTTCTGTAATAGAAGCTTCAATAACTCCATTTTTTATATCATTCTTTTTTATGTAAGTTTCATAATCATCACATTCTCTTATCATAAATTCAAACGTTTCTTTAGTATATCTTCTACCACTCATGCCTTCTTCAACGAAATTTAAAATACGTTCTCTTTTTTGTTTGACAGAACTATCTCTACTTTCAACAATATGTTCTGTTAATTTTGTATCTAAGGCATCTACCTTTTTAATAATATGAGAATTTAATCTATCTCCAATCCATCCTAAACAAAAATCCCAAGGATTAAGTTTAAGTGGGGAGATTTGAATCAAAGTTGTAAATATAACAACAATTGTAATTATAGAAGTTGTTACACCAGTCACTTCAGGCACATCAAAAAAATTTAATATCTCATGCAAAGACATTTCTAATTACCTCTCTTTCTAATTTATAGATTAATTATTATGCCTTTACATAGGCAGAACTTACAAATCCATATTTTCCATTATAATTTATATAATACCAGTTACTGCCATTCTTTGCTAAAATAGCATCACAAACAATCACTTCTGTTCCCTTCTTTAAAGGACTAAAAGATACTGTTTTATTTTCTGTACCTGCCCAAGTACGAACGTTTAACGTACTTGCTGTAACTTTGCCAATAAATGCCTTTCCCTTACTGGGAATTGAACTTTCAGAAACAATAAATTTAGTTTTAGAATTAGCATTTAAAGTATTTGCGCCTACATACATGTCATCTACCACAGGCATAGTTGTTGTTTTACCAATGATACAAGACCAATCCATGCGTCCATATCCTGCTATACCAGAATAATTAAGAGCATAAGATTTCTGGGCTACACCACCACCATTGCTGACTATGCCAGATGCTCCAGAAGTATTTCCTTCAATAGTGTATACTTTAGAAGAATCTACTTTATAAACTATACCTGTATGACAAATACCTGTTCTGTTTTTAAAGAATATTTGGTCTCCAACTTTAGGATTGGAGGTATGCCATCTTTTCTTACTCTTATAATGATTAGCGGAATATACAGTATAATCGTCAAAATCCCCACAAAGAACTTTCTTAGCTTCTGCTATTGTATAACCTAAATCCGTAACAGTTTTAAGCACGACCCAATCACACCATGTATCACACCAATAGGCAGGATAGTCCATATTCTTAGGTTGAAGCTGATGTAATTCGTATCCATATTTTGTATAATTAGCTGAACCTGCATTTTGAGTTTTAGTGTAAAGATAATCTAAATTCCCATTTCTCTTCTCTAAATAACCAACTTCAGCTTTAGCATTATCAATTAATCTATTAATACAATCAGCTTCGGTAATTTTAAAGGTTTTAGTCTCAGGCTCTTTAAATGGTTCGTCTGATTCATATTTAAAAAAGTTAATATAACAATGACTAACATCTACATTACCAGAAATACCTTTAATAGAAGCCTTAGATGTATACTGCCATATATCATATTTAAAGGTTGTATATTCACATTTACTATTATACTGTGCTACCCACCTTGAACATCCATCTAATAAATCCCTGTCATTAAGATGGTCTCTATACCAATAAGTAGAAGCATAGATTCCATAAGGAATACCTGCCTTTCCTAATTTTTTAAAGATTCTATTTATATATCTAGTTCTTCTGTCTTTAGATAAATTGTCAGAACGACCAGACCTATCTCTCTGTACCACCTCTGAATCTAAATAAACAGGAAGAGATAATTCCATATTATAATTTTTAACTGATTCAATAATAAAATCTGCCTCTTCATCAGCTTCTGCATCTGTAATTGAACAGGGGAAGAAATAGATAGAATAAGGAATTTTATATTTTTGTACGTTTTTAATATTGTCTACAAATTTGGGGTCATATGTAATAACACCAGTATGTGAACCTCTATATCCTAAACGGAGGACAACCCCATCCACTGATTTTTTTACTTTCTCCCAATTTGTAATAGTATTAAATTGTGATATATCTATTAGTTTCAAAGCCATAAGTTTATCCTCCTAAAATTTTGTCCCTAATAATATACGTTATTAGGGACAAAATTAAATTTAATCAATTTAACCTACGTTTTCTGTTTCTACATTTTCTTGACGAGCAATAACCTGTTCAAGTGTATCAATTGCATTATCAATTTCATTATCAAGCCAAGCAGTCAGTTCATCTTGTTTAACAACTAAAGTTAAGATAGGATACTGGGCATAAATCTTTTTAATTACTTGAGAACGTTTAATAGTACCTGCTTTATTCCAAGAATCATAATTCTTTTCAGCTTCAGCTACCATACTAAGCATTCCATTTTTAATTTGTTCTTTAGCCGCTTCAATCTGCTCTTCTTTAGAATTCTTACTGAAATCTCTAAAATAGATATATCCTCTTACAATTAAACCAATAATTACTACAATCAGTGTCCAGTTTTCATAAATTAAATTTAAAAATTTAATAATACCAGTCATAATTAACACCTCTTTTACATTTTAGCAAATTTTTTAGTTAACTCTCGCCACTCTTCATCTTCAATTGAATTATAAAAATCATTTAAAGATTTATTAATAGCGTTGATTCCATCTTGTTCTAATTGATATTTATTCCCAAGATATTCTTTACGTGTATCACCACTACTTGCTTTGCCTTCTAAAACATGACGAACTAAAGCTTTTTGGAGAATAGTTTCATCTGCTAAAAGTTCATTAACACGTTTTTGTACAGCTTCATAATCATCTCCAAGATATTCTTTTCTAGTGTCGCCACTTCCCCAAGAAGTACCATCTAAAGCATGACCAAGAATTACTTCAATAGCCATATCATCAATAGTTTTACCTTCTTTACTAGGCTTCTCTGTTAATGTATGGATTCTTCTAGCAAGCCATCTATCAGAAGTGCCATAATCTCCACCAAAACCTGTTCCAGATTTAGGTACTTCATATAACCACTTACCTTCATTCCATTGCATCCTAGAACCACCATCTGCAAGTATGATTTTAGTATCTGTAACATCCCAAACGATTACCACATGATGCCAACCAGATTTACCATAAGTTGAAGTATCATTTGGGTTGAAGACACCGTTTTGATTCCTATAAAAATGCACAATATCCCCAGGTCTTAAATCAGATTTTTTGGTAATTAATTTACCATAACTAGCTTGGGTGCAATATTGTTGAGAACCATTAGGCAACCAACCCATCTTTTTAAGCAATGTGTCAATAGCCCAGTTACAGCAAGTTGTTTTAGATTTACTAGATAAACCGCATAAATCGTCTATCGTTCCACCATTACATTTACCTTTTGCTCCATTTATATAAAAAGGATTACCACCTGACCATCTAACATATTTATTACCGTTGTAATAATCAAATCCATAAATGGCAAACAATCCCCAAACATATTCACAAATTTCGTGAAATTGTTTTTTTGTAGTAACCTTGCCATTAAAATTTCTATATTTTTTAAATACTCCTCCAAGCTTATTGATATATTCATTATATCCACCATAAGATTTTAATTTAGCAATATAATTTGTACAATCAAAATCCGCTTTATGGTTATCTATAATTTTTTGAGTTTCTGCACTAAATTGTTGCATAAGAACCTCCTTATAATTATATTATTCTCGAATTCCATTTAAATCTCGTTCTTCTGATTTAATAATATTCCCAATATTATCTATTAATTTAATACAATAAAATTTCCTTCCTGTATCGCCAGTGATTTCTGCCTGCTTGCGGTCATACGCAACGAGGGCTGTTGCAAAAGAGCGAAAATCATATGTGTAATACGAATAAGTTTCGTCTGTGTTAGTTACGATTAAAACGATTAAATAAAACATTTTATCCTCCTTAAATCTTGTTGGGGTCAAGGTCGCCCGTGATGGTGCCGTCTACGGTGTAATCTTCGAGTGCTCGGAATTGGGCGGCGAAGGTTTTCCAACCGTTCAGTGTCTTGTACGTCTCGATGAGGGTTGAAGGAACGTAGATATAGCCAGTACCTGACCTTATTGGCGTACTATACAGCGCATTGGCGTTCATGAGCGTGCAGTAGGCATCAGACCTTCTGATGACTAATGCTGTCAGCTTAGAGCATCCGTTAAAAGCGCTACTTCCTATGCTTATGAGCAAAGGAAAATTTATGTTAGATAGTTCGTGGCAGTCTTTGAAGGCACTTTGTTTGACGTCTACCACGGACGGAGAAATGACTGACGTCAGCGATTTACAACCATAAAACGCATAAGCACCAATGGCCTTACACACTCCGTCATTGTCATCAATCTCAGTCACAGTACGGTCCACGATTGCGGCCCAGACTGTATCTCCCCCACCCTGTCCGTATCCATTCGCCAATGTATGAACAGCATCGGAAAGAGTTGTATCAGATTCTCCTGTTACGTCATTAGAATATGTAGTCAATGCTTCGATACTATCAGTAAGGTCAGACTGAGTGCCTAATGCAACGAGCGCATCCTCATAATCTTGATTTACGACATTTACAGAAATCTCTGTATTAGCATAGGCTATTACATCTTCTGTTGTCGTGCCATTTGTTGTAATACTTATTTGTTTAGTTCCAGTTGGTGTAATACCGCCGCCACTTGTATCAATTCTATCTACTGCATCTTTCATCTGTGTAATAGTCATAGGAAGTGATTCACTTGTTTTAGCAGAAATACTATCTGCTAATGCATCTAATTTACTTTTTGTAACTATAACTTTATTTTCATTTGCCAATTAAAATCGCCTCCCTTTTTATGATGTTGCCCCATAAGTTGCAGTATCACCATCTCCATATTCAGCTAATGCGGCTTGAATGAGAGGAGTAACTAATGTTTCTAAATCAGCAGTAGCAACATAACCAGATAAATCTGGAGTATGATTATCCACATATTGTTTAGTAGCAACATCCATATTATTAGTTGGAGCTGAACCTACTGTCAATTTACCTGCATACCATCCATTACCTTGCCAGTCAAGAGTATGTGCGTTAGATGTTCCTCCTGTATCATAACCATTACCGACTATAAAAGCATATTTGCCAAATCCAGAATATTGGCTAGGGTGAAGATTTGTGGTGGTATCATCTGGAATATTATATGTTCCAATTACAGTTTGCGCTTTTGTAGCGGCGGTTGTTAATTCACCAGACGCATGTGAATAATTTCCAGAAGCTGTTGTAAGATACCCATTTGCATGAGAATAAGTTCCACTAGCAAGTGTTTGACGTCCTTCAGCATGAGAGCCCTCTCCAGAAGCTAAAGAACTTAATCCTTCAGCATGAGACGCTATCCCATTAGCTTCTGTTCTTATATATATATAGTATTGTGCATCAGAAATTGCTGTGTCAGATAACGTTGTATCTACAGTTATGGTCGAATTATCAAAATCAATATTAGTGATTGTTGAATAAGAACTAGAATTAAGTTGAAAATCATTATAAGCAGTATTACTTATAATTTTTGTATGAGCCATTTTTAATAATAGAATAGTATTAGAAGCATAACTTTCAGCAAAATTATATGTTGTTGCATTAGGCTCACCTGTTAATTTCATAAGTATATATCCTACATTACCTTCAGCATGAGAAGCGAATCCAGAAGCTAACGCAAAGGTTCCTTCTGCATGAGAACATGACCCAGAAGCAGATGTATTTCTTCCTTCTGCATGTGAAGCCGCTTTAGAAGCATTTGTATTATGTCCTTCAGAATGACAAGATTGGTCAAGTGCTTTAGTATAATATCCTTCTGCATGTGTATATCCACTATCGGCTGTTGTTAATGAACCCTCTGCGTGTGCTCCTAAACCCGAAGCTCTAGTTTTATTACCTTCTGCATGACTGTATTGTGTTATTGCTGTAGTAGCATATCCTTCAGCATGTGTAAAAGACCCCGCCGCCGCAGTATACGCACCTTCAGCATGTGCCCCACTCAGATATGCAAAAGTACCTTTACCTTCTGCATGACAATAAGGGCTTATTGTAATATTTTTACTATTATAGTAAATAAATGCTTGTTGATTTTTTACTGCTTTAGTTTTCGTATTTATTATATTTTTTAAAGTAATAGTTGAATTTTCCGAATCAATCTTACTAATTCTTGATGTCCTATAAATAGAATTTGACCCAGTAGGGCTATAAACAATTCCTATTGATGGTATTGCGCTTGCTTTTTCCGCTATTTCATTTTTAGTTGTTTCGTCTTCAGTAGTATAAGTAAAAGTAGTAGCACCTGCTTCACCAGTTAAATATATAGTATAAACTTTAGAATTATCGTTATCTTCAATCATCCCTTCAACGATGCTATTTTCACCTTCACCTGCTTTTATAGAGGGCTTATTTAATATATACCCATCTTCATATCCAGTTACTTCGCCAGATTCAGAGTCTATTATTTCTGCGGCGTTCCAATTTGGTTTATTATTTTCAACACTTTGCCTTAAAGCAGAATCTACTATTTCATATTCTTGCAACGTTCCATCTGATTTTGGAACATTAAGAATACTTAATTCTTTCATTGTATTTGGCATTGTTTTAATCTCCTATATAAAATATATTAGTCAATATATGTATCTTCCAATAAAAAAATAGTAAAGAGTAAGTGCGTGAACCTCTTTACTAATAATTAATCTGTTTAAATCAAGCTTTAATTACATTCTTTGTAATTGCTCCATACAATGACGAAGAGCGTCCTTTTGTTCGCCAGTAGAATCCTCCATCATTTCTCTCAGATTAGCAATCATTTCCTCTTTACCTTCTGCTCTGCTATAGCCAGAATTACGTCTATTCATGCGATAATTATTATAATTTTCATTATAACTGATACCGCCATTTCTGCCATTTCTGTAACTATTACCCTCATCATAATATCTAGAATTTCTAGGCATTACAGAAGTGGAATATCCACCCTCTTTCATAGCAATAATAGTTTCAACAGACTTTAAGGCATGAGTTAATTTATCAATAGTATCTAAATTAACATTGCCACTAGTCATAATCTGCTCTAATTCTTCACAGAGCATATCCTTTAAATCATAAATCGCATTCATTTATATGCCCTCCTTTAAGCTGTACGATTAATTACTATATTTGCATTTTGTACATTAATTGCCTGTGTACTTATATTCTTTACAGATATATTTTGACAACATCCTCTAGGGACAGTTACATATGCAAATACATTAACATTCCAATAATCTCCTACAGCCGCAGGAGTAACGATTGCGCTAGAAGTCGGCACAGCTTCTCCATTAATTGCAAGAGCAACAGAAATTGGGGCTACTGTACCACCATCAGTAGGAATAGCTATATTAGCACCAAATTCTACCCAATATCTAGCAAAATAACCATTAGGATTATTAACATTACCTCGTAAGGTGAAGATACCAGAACTTTGTCTATGTAAAATATTTCCACGACAGCATTCTATTAAATCTTCAGTAAAGAGTACATCTTGCCCAGAAGGTACATTCTGAACAGCATTACTTACAGACTCAGACATTAGCTTATCCTCCTTAATGATTAGTTATAACTACCATATCCACATCCAAAATTATTACCACAGTTGCATCCATTAGGATTTGCTACGATATAAGCAGGACGAGGGACAGGAGGAGCAAGATACTCTTCTATGGCAGAAGTCTGATGAGCATTATCAGCTAACAGTTGAGCAGTCTGAGCAGTCTGAGATTGAGCCAGATTCATCATATTAAGTTGAGTCTGGAGATTAGCATTTTGTGTTTTAAGTGCATCAATTTCTTGCTGACACATTTTATCAAGAATAGCCTGAGTGTTTGCTGTATTATTAGCAATTACATCCCGCAGAGCATCGTTAATCGCATTTCGGTCATTGCAAGCTTCTTGGGCTACAGTATATTTTAAATCAGCAACACTAGCCCGATTTTCACAACAACAATTCTGTAATCCCATAGCGAGACTATTCATGCCTTGTGTTGTAGCCATTTGGTTGGTATTCATGGCTTGAAGGATATTAGTCTGTCCATTGCATCTGGAAACTTCTGCATTTGCAAAACCATTAGCAACAGCAGTAGTAAGGCCATTAATACCACTCATAACAGCAGTCTGGTCAAATCCTCTCTGCACATAAGCATCAACGCCATTGCCACCACCGTTACCGTAACCACCGTTACCCCAACCAAAAGCGGCGAACAGGAAAAGAATTATAATCCACCAAGCACCATTACCATTACCAAAACCGTCATTGTTACCCATAACAGCCGCCACATCTGCGGGACTCATACCATCTGAATTTGTTAAACCCATAATTTTATCTCCTTTTAAAATAAACAAAAATAAATTAGTAATATATATAAACAGCTTAGATATAATATCTAACGCACTTAGCTGTTGTAAATAAAATATGGGATTTTAATTAATGTAAGTTAAACATATTAGAAAACATATTAGCCATTTGGCTTAATTGATTAAACTGATTTTGAGTCATTTGTCCAGAATTAAGCATTTGTCTTACTTGTTGTTCTGGATTTCCTCTAAAATTATTTTTAAATTGATTGAATTGATTTATTAAATTCATCATATTTGACATAGGGTTTGTGGGCATCATATTATTCATGCCCATTCCATTATTTCCATTATTGTTTAAAAGATTGAACAGTGGACTCATTCTTACTGCCTCTCTTTCTATTATTATTTGAAGTATTTACCGTACTATTATTTGGAATATTCGTTATATTATTTTGAATTATTTGATTAATATTATTTATTGCAGTCTCAAATTCCTCTTTAGTCACATATTGGTTATGTGTATCTTCAATTGGATTAGAAACTGGATTTACAGCTTGTGTTCTTTCTGTATAATCAAAAATTCTTAAAGGAAGTGGCATACCACTAGCATCTGTTGATTTAATATAAAATACACTACTTTCTGAATCCATAAGCATTACAGAACGACCTGCTTCTACATTAAATGATTTAGCTCCCGCTTCGCCCTGTACCCAATTAATACTATTCTGTTGAGGTTGTTGAACCTGTTGGGGCATTTGAACCTGTTGAGTGGGTACTTGAACTTGTGGCTGATTATATAAATAAGCAGGACTAGTTGAAAGATAATTATAAGGATATTGATTTGTATATTGATAAGCATTATAACCAGACATAGTTTATATCTCCCTTTTTAAATAATAAAGTGGAACTTCATCACCGCAATCCCATACATCAAAATAATTTCCATCTATAACTGTTACCACATGGTCTCCTAATCCAAGAACATATATACCTTTTTCATTATCTTCACAAAATTGTTTTATTGTATAACAATTTGGACAAGTATCTGGTAGATTATATTTTTTAAATCCTCTAGATTCTAAATAACTTCTCCACACCCTATTAGAAGATGGAAGGTCATATAATGTATAACCTTCTACGCATAAATTGGTATATGCTCTTTCCCAATCTTGACCTGTAGCTTTAGCTATTGCTCTAATAACACAATCACCTGTTCTTTTGCCAGATGGATTTGGATTATAAAAAATAAAAGACATTTTAATTACTCCTGTATCCCAAAATGCAATGTTACAGTACCATTATCATCATCAGTTACATATAATTCAGAATTACAAAAATCACGAATTTTTTCAACCTCTACATCTGTAAATTGATTAATTGCTCCATAATTCCAAAGAGGTATAGCAGTATCATTAGGCGTTATTCCATATCCTTGCGTAAGATATACTTCTCGGAATAATACTGAAAATCCAAAAACAAACATAGTGATATTATCTATCATATATTTAGTTATATATGGTAATGCTACTCCGTTATTATCAATTATAACATAGTCACCTGCTAGAAGATGATTGTTGATTTCATTATAGGTTAAAGATGGTATTAATTCGTCACTATTATTATTTCCAGTTAAAGTAATAACAATCTTATTTCCCTTACCAGATATGTCTTGATGTTGTGTAAGATAATTTTTATTTTCAACCCATTGTTCAGTAGCATAACCATCTAACGATTGATGTTCTGTTAAATACCCTTTATCATTTTCAAAAGCAGATACCTTTATTGGAATTACAATAGCATCAATTAAATCTTTTAACGCTTTACCTTGTTTAGCACTCAAAGGCTTGTTAGCATCTACTGAAGTTAAATTATCAATAATATCACTAACATTAACCTTAGAAGATGTAATAGTTTCAATTAAATCTCTATTGTCTTTAATATAATCTACAATTTCATTTAATTGGTCTAATGTCTCATCATCACTATTTAAAATAGTATTTAATCTATCATTAAGACCTACAATAAGCTGTCTAATATCATCATGTGCAGTAGAAGATGTATTATGTTCTGCAATACTTTCATCAACAATTTTGACAGCGTCATCAGCAACCCCTATGATTTGTTCTTTAATTTCTATAACATCATTTTTAATCTGTCTAGAAGTTGTTACAGCTTCATCTGTAGCTTGTTTATTTTGATTTGTTATTTCTGTATTAGAAGCAACGGTTTCAGTATTAGTTCTTACTTCTTCCGCATTTGCTTCAACTTGTTCTGCTATTTGATTCATTTCCGTAACTTTATCAGTTACAGCTTGTACGGAACTATTAATTTGTGTTTGTTTATCTTTAACATCTATTTGAATATCTTTTACTTCATCTCTAACTTTTCCAGTATCAATAGAAGCTTGTAAAGCAATATTTTTAGATTGTTCAGCTTCTTCTTTATATTCTCTAGATGCGATAGAAGATTCTTGAGCATTATCTTTATATTCATAAGCCCAATCCATATATTGTTTTGCATTATCAGCATTTGTTTTTGATGAAGCTTCATATTCTTTTACAGTATCAATTGATTGCTTTGCGCTTTCTTCATATTCTTTTGCTTGATTAGCTGATTCTTCAGCATTTTGCGCTTGTATAGTAGCATTTTCTAAAGATTCAGCAGATTGTTCAGCATAATATTTTGCATTATCTGTATCTTCACCCTCTCTTACTCCAGTATTACCAACTGCATATGATTTTGCTATTTTAGCATTTTCAACGGTTGTTTCAGCTAATTCATTAATTTGTTCTAGAGTAGAGTGGAAAAGTGCTTCATCTTCTGAAGCATGAGGATATGTAGGTCTAGCTTTAATTTTTACAGGTAATAAAATCTTTTTAACTGTGTGACCTATCTCTTCATTTGATAAATGTAGGAATACATAAATAGTATAATTCTTTTTATTTCTATTCCATAAGAAGTCTTTGGGAATAGTGACATCTAAGACCTGTATAGTCTCAGATGTCACTTTAATTTCACCGTCATCTAGAATTGTGGATTCATATTCAACTTCTTTAACGACTCCTACTGCTATAGTGCTATCCTCATCATCTTCATTAAATGAAAAATGTATCTCAATAGCAAATTGAGAAAAATCTATC